GTGAGCGAAGCGAACCGTCCCTGACGGCGACCCACTATCGTCCAAAATGGATTTGTTCGGTCCAGAAAGAACAGAAAGCCCCACTCTTGTTCTCAACTATTCTGACTTTGCTCTGAATAGATTGGGAATTGGGAGTTCAGCGCTTACCGTGACCTAGCCTCTCACATCTTCTCCTTCACCCTTCACCCTTCTGCTAGAATGCAGTTCATCCCCCGGTCTGTGCTCATGCGGCGCAACGGGTTTGTTCGGAATCCGCTCGCGAAGTTCATGGAGGACCCCTGGGTCGTCCGGCCGGTCATCCGGGACACATCGCGCGAGGACAAGGTCATCGCGATCTTCGAACGCTTCCTCGCGCAGTGGCTCAAGCAGAGCCGACGCGCACGCGAGCAGTCTGCCCTCAAGGAGCGGACTCGCCGCATCCTCGAGCGCACCGTTATGGTCCGCGATGAGGACCCTGAGTGGACCTCTGTCATGGAGGCCCACGAGCACGCGCACGAGCACGAGCTTGCGCGGAAGCCTGTGGCGGAGTTCAACGCCTATGCGCGCGACATGATCGCGCACTACAAGGCGAACCAGTGGGACATTCTGGAGCTGATCCACGAGTGGCACAAGATCGATCGCGTTCGGGAGCAGGAGGCCGTGTGGCTGGAGCTGAGCAGCAAGCTTCACAACAAGCAGAAGGCCGCTAAGGTGCGCCGGGTCGTGCCCCGCAACCGCTTCGAGATCGATGAGGACTCCGAGTAAACGGGCTGAGAAGCTCAGAACACAAAAAAAATATATTTTTTTACTGGTGGGTTGGTGGTTGTTTACTCGCGGAGGAACTGGATGCTGCGGACAGATGAAGCGAGGGACTCGTCGCGCCACTCGTTGTACCACCGGAGGCGGTTGAACTCGTTCTCCTCCTCGCGTTCGCGCTCGCGAGTGTCCGTGAACACCGAGTTCGTGGCCCAGTACTCGTCGTCGAGCTGCTGGTCGACGTTCCGCTTCATCTTGGCCAAGGCGTGCTTGGTCTTGATGCGCATGTTGTCGCTCAGCGTCTTCTGGAAGGCGCGGCGGAACCTCGCGTTCCGAAGCTCCTGCCAATTCTTGATGTCAAGGGGTGTGGCCATGGCGTTGGGCCCGTAGATGAAGCAGATGTTGACCCGGCTGCCTCCGAATCCGAATGGGAACATGCACATGCACGACCATCCGGAGCAGGTGCGGGGAGAAGAGTGGTTGTAGAGTTGGGAGCGAAGAGAAGAGAGAGAAGACATCTTAGCAGGGGCTTTCTAGTTTTTCTGGACCGAACAAATCCGTTTTGGACGAAATGGATTTCCGATCAGCAAGACAATCCAACTCAGGATGGATACCAGCATTGAAACAATTCGCATCAAGCCGTTCAGTCTCGACTCACTCAACCATGCGGTGAATACGTGTCTGCCATTTGACGACCCGGGGCGCGGGATCTACCGTCATGTTATCGCTCAAACCTCACAGCAGGTGACCCCAATTATCTTGACCGTTGGAGAGGCCATGTGCTTCTTTGCTGTGACGGTGAGGGGCTCAAGCGATGAAGAGTCGAAGATCGACCGCTTCATCGGTTTCCTGTGTGGAGAGCGTATTGGACACTATGAGGTTATTGAGGACTTGTATTATCAGGTTAACGAGGTGATTGTCACTGCACCACGCATAGATGGGGCATCAGCAGGGTCTCACTGGTGAGCCATCAGGTATGCCTTGTTCACACCCGTAACCTCTGCGAGGAGATGAAAAAAGACACCAGCAAGAAAGAGCGTCACCCACTTACTCAGTCCCAGTTTCTCCGTAGCCCAGAAGATTGGTAGGAAAAAGACACCAACTAAGATCGCTTCGATGAACACGTGCATTTATCTACAAAATGGATTTGTTTTTCACTAGAAGATAGACTTCAGTGACAAGATGAACTTCCTCGAGGCTGCCAACAACGCAATCAACGAGCTCAACTACAACATGACTGCATCCTACCATCAGGCGATCAACGAGCCGAGGTGGTTCGTTGTCTTCACGGACAGGAACACGGACACGATCTACCTTTCGACCGAGATCACGTGGGACGGGGGGATCGTGGCGTCCGTCATGGACTTTGCGGGGATGGACCACAAGCGGAAGGCAAAGATCATGAATGCCTTCCTGAAGTACCTGGAGCCCCCGGCGAACAACATGCCGCCTCTCTACGAGTGCGAGGCGATCAGGTAATCTTCTCAACCTTCTCTCTCACAACCTTCTCTAACTTGGGCTTCTCAAACTTGATGTCACATCTGTGAATCTCGGTGGTCCGACACTTCACACAAAATACTTTTTCACTGCAGGTGCACTTGAACTCGAGGTGTGTCTTCTTCTTACAAAAGTCGCAACGAGGCATTCTCCCTGTCTGAGATGAATATTAAAAACCTAATTCATTTTCAATGAAGGTAGTCACATTCTGCGTAGTCATCGATCCAGATGTGAAGTTTCCACTGAAGGAATTCACTCGGGATGTACAGATATACCTTGCTGATCCACATGGATGGAGTAGCAAGGGATATGATTTTGTATTGAAAGAAACAGGTCAGACAGATGTGGTTATCCACATGTCGTCTCCAGCAGGGTTGCGGACAGCGGGTTGTGATCCGAAACTAAACTGTGCTGAGTTAGGTGGAAGACACTTGAGAGTTAACTCAGTTCTCTGGACACTTGGAGGTCCTAAAAGTAAACTGTCTCTGTACGAGTATCGCCAGTATATCATCTCGCACGAGATGGGTCATATCCTCGGCCATGAACACGAAAAGTGTGCGGGTGCTGGGCATCCTGCTCCGATTATGATGCAACAGACACTAGGAATTGGTGAGTGTAGTCCTAATACGCGGGTCTAGTTGCTGTAGGCCAGTCCACCCATGCCGCTCATGATACGCAGAATGTTGTAGTTGACGGCATATACGCGGAACGTGAACGGCGTAGACTTGGACGGGCGAGGAACACCGTTGACCACGATGCTGTCGAACACCAGGGTTGTGGTATCGATGCGGGAGAAGTTACACGTTCCAGACGGCTGGTGCTCCTCGGGCTGGAGAGCAAACGAGTAGACGTTGATCGGGTTGTATGTCGTCGGGTAGGTGGCATCCTGGGCAACACCATAGATGGTCTGAGCCGTACCCGATGTGCTCGCAACTGTGGGCGGCTGGCTCACACTCAGGACGTAGGTGCCCTGACCACCAACGCCTGCCGCATACGAGCTTCCGTTGATAGTCGCGGCAGATCCATTCGCAATGATCGTTGTACCAGGGACAAAGTTGGCACCCGTGATCAGCATGTTATCAGTGATGATGTTTCCAGTGGGTGTGGTCGTCACCACGAGCACATTGCCGTTAACCACGAAACCGTTGAAGCTGGACTGCGGAGACGTGTTCGCCGCAAAAGCACCGGACGTGTTCATCTGGTTGTTGAGGTGATTGCGAGTCGGCCAGAACCCGCCACCCGAGTGGTGCTGGTACGGCTGAACCTTCCAGAAATAGTCACCGTACCGCTCGTCGAAACGATCCTGTCCATTGATCTGGAGACGGCACTTGCCCACGATGTCATCGTAACTGAACGGCTGTGTGTATCCAACCGATGCGGTCAGATCACTGGAGCAGTCTGTCTTACGAGTATCCTGGAAGACCCACACCAGCTCCTTGACCGGGTGGTTCAGCGTCAGGTCGATACGGGCAGCCGCGCTCGTGATCGTCTGGGGCATGCCATACTGGAGCTGGTCAATCAGGTACTCGTGAGACTGCTGAGCAAAGCGGCGGCGCTCCTCAACATCCAGGTAGATATAGTCAACATAGAGCGACATCTCCTTGATCTGAGGGAGGTTAGCCGCGGCGGCAGCGACACTCGAGTAGCCGGTGGACGAGACAAGGTCCGTAGCAGCCGCCATGTAAAAGTTCAGGCGAACCTCATGGTACTGAAGGGCGATGAGGGGCAGAGCCAGTCCAGGGTTGCGGCAGAACCAGAACTGGAGAGGGATGTAGAGGACGCCCGGACG